GACTTAATTGGGCAACAGGGGAAGAAAAAACATATGATAAATTATGTCAAGACCCACAGCTGATGTTATATAATTATGCCACATCTAAACTTTTTCCAGAATATAAACAATCAATTATGTCTATCTTCTTTATTAAAGACGGTGGACCATTTAGTATGTGTTTTGATGAACAGGATCAAAATAATTTCTTGTCCATGCTAGAATCTAGATATAAGCAAATTCAACATAATGATTTTCCTAAGCCTATTTCTAATGATAGATCTAATTTTAAATGTACTAAATTATGTCACTTCTATAAGAACAATTGGCCGGGAACAAATAAACCAATGTGCAATTATGTTGAAGATCATTTAAGAGCTTTTGGATATGATGAAACAATAGAAAAATGCACTAATGATAATTTTGATATAGGATATTATTCAGCGCCGGGTTAATTATGTTAGAAGTAAAAATTACAGAACAGATGAAAGAGCGAGCTTTTCAAAAGGCCAAAGATATGGGTAAATTGGTTAATTCTATCACTAATGGTGATGGTAATTTGGCTGGATTTTTAGGAGAAGAAATAGCCAATTCTGTTATTAATGGCACGATTAATAATACTTATGATTATGATATAATTAAAGAAGGAAAAAAATATGACGTAAAAACAAAAAGATGTACAAGTAAACCAAAAGAATATTACGAATGTTCGATAGCGGCATATAATACTAAACAAAAATGTGACACATATGTATTCGTGCGAATAGAATACAAAAATAATAACTGGGGTAGGGCTTGGATTCTAGGATATTTTCCTAAAACAGAATATTTTCAAAAGGCAAGATTTCTAAAACAGGGGGATATAGACCATAGTAATGGCTTTATTGTAAAAGCTAACTGTTATAATATGGCAATCAAGGATCTTAAACAATATGGCTGAATTACTCGACTTACATAAAGAATTTCATCTTGGTAATATGTTTACATATAACGTTGGAAAAAAATTAGCCAACTTATTATGTAATAAATTCAGAGTAATTCTAAAGTATGATAATGCAGAATTGCCAATATTTAATGATGATTTACTAAATATTGAAATAGCGACCTCAAGAGAAACACACTCTATACCTAATAATTTTTTTAGAGATGATGTTTACGCTATTTTTCAAAACTATTTTATGCTAGATAGATGGGAATATCCTATATATAATCCACTAGCATATCCAATGCCAATAGGAACATTTGTCGATTTTGATCAGTTGAAATCTATAGAAATCAAACCGATTCCAGAAAGGAAATATGATTTTTCTTTTGTGGGGCAAATACCACACACTGGTACTAGAGATTCTTTTAAAAGAAATATAGAACAATTAATATTAAAAACTGGCAAGAAGTTTAAATATGTATTAGAATTTACTAATGGTTTTAATAATGGACTATCACATACAGAATATGTTGAGCTATTAAACGACTCAAAAATAGCATTGTGTCCACCCGGCGCTTATAGCTTAGAAACATTTAGATTTTTTGAATGCATTAAAATGGGCGCAATTCCAATGGTTGAAAGATTGCCCAAGCTGTGGTATTATGAGAATGCACCATTCTTCAAGTGTAGGTGGCACGAATTAGATTTTTATTTATCAACATCTTTGAATTATCTAAATAGCACTATATCCAGAAACACATTTGAAAAATTAGCTATATATAATATGAACATACTAGATGAGCAACAACTCGCACTACATTTATATAAAGTATTACAAAATAGAAATAATATAGATAAAACAATTATACAATCAGAAATACAAAAAATAAGAAGAGAGCTAGAACAATATGTCTAATATTGCATTAAATTGTAAAACACATTTTAGTTTACTAAATGGCTTATCACAATGTGACGACTTAGCAAAGAGATGTAATGAGTATGGATATGATGGCTGTGTTATAGCAGATAAAAAAACCATATCTGGAGCAATAGAGTTTCATCAAGCCTGTAAAAAAAACAACATTAAACCAATTATAGGATGTGATTTTGGCGAATTTATATTGATTGCAAAAAATAAATCTGGATGGTTTGAACTAATGAGAATAGTTTCAGATATTGATCATATCATGCTAGAGGATATTGCTAAAACCAACAATATATTATGTATGTCTAACGATCTAAATATAGAAAAAATTTTTCTAGACAATTTTATTCAATGTAATATAAAGCAATATGCTATCTACTATGTAGATCAAAAGGACGTAGAGTGTCATCGTATTTTGTTATGTGCGGATCAGAAAACAACATTGCCAAATATAAAGAAAAAGATCAGAAACAATGAAGAATTTGAGCATATGGAATTTTTTACTAGAAATGATTTCTACTTAACTATTCCGCCAAGTGATACTATTTATCAATCAATTTCTGATAAGTTAAACATATTATGCGAGTCATATGATATAACAGAAAAACCACGACTACCAAAATTTCAATGCCCAAATGATATTAATGAAAATGATTATTTGAGGCAGTTATGTAGAATTGGGTGGATGGATAGATTAATCAAAACTGGTAAAATATTGAATGAAGATAAAAAGACGGAATATACTAATAGAATAAAACATGAACTGGATGTAATACTAAATGCAAATCTCGCCGGATATTTTCTAATTGTGCAAGATATAGTCAATGAAGTCAAGCGTAGAGGATGGTTAGCTGGTCCCGGTAGAGGTTCAGCCGCAGGGTGTCTGGTATCGTTTCTAGTAGGAATTACAGATGTGGACCCAATCCAACATGGTCTACTTTTTGAAAGATTCTACAACGAAGGTAGAAACACTAAAGACCACATCTCGTTACCAGATATTGATGTCGATGTACCAGCTGAATATAGAGATAACATTATTGACTATATCAAAACAAAATATGGACATGAAAATGTATCTCAAATGATTACATTCGGTAGACTACAAGGTAGAGCAGCATTAAAAGAGGTTTTAAGGATTAATGATGCCGTGTCATTTGCTGAAATGAATGAGATAACTAAAAGAATACCAAACGAGGCAGAAATCTCTGATCAGCTAGAATTAATGGGTGAAAAATCTATCATTAATTGGGCATTAGATAATGACGCTGAATCATTAAAGAATTGGTGCTATAAAAACGAAAATGGCACATTAGAAGGACCGCTAGCAGATATATTTAAACAGGCAATCGACATTGAGGGTACTAATAAGTCGCAAGGCAAACATGCGGCTGGAGTATTAATCTCTCAACAAAAACTTCTAGATATATGTCCAATGGTTAAAGACAAAAACGATCAAATGATAGCCGCATTTGAAATGAACGATTTAGAAAGCCAAGGACATATCAAGTTCGATATTCTTGGAATTGATTTATTAAGTAAGATCATGGAGATTATTGGAGACGAAAATGACAATAACTAAGCAAGATATTAAAGCTGTTGTTTTTGCTGGATGCGCTGTAGATTGTGGTGGTGTGTCTATATGTAACATAGAAAATCATCTCAAGAACAAATTGATATCCAGAGCAGCAAAGTACCAAGTTTGGTCAGATAAGCATCATTGTTATAATATGTATCATAATATTGATGAAGCTGTAGATAAATTTTTTGCATTAACCAGAGGAAAACTGAATGGCAAATCATAGAGATTATATTGTGTTCGACTTTGAAACTGGTGGCGCTGATCCAAATACATGTCAACCCACACAGATAGCCGCAGTAGCCATACATGCGAAGAAGTTGGAACTACAACCAAATGGAGTCTTTAATAGTGAAATTAGACCAATAATTGACGATGAAGAAGCTATTAAAGCTGGAGTAGGACCGCTTGAGGATAAGGCATTAGAGATTACCAGAAAAAATAGAGACACTTTAGCCAAAGCACCGCTACCAAAAGTTGTATGGAAAAAATTTGCAGAATTCTGTAATCAATACAATTTTAAGAAAACATCATATACCGCACCAGTAGCTGTTGGCTATAATATCATTGGATATGATATGGTTATCGTAGATCGCTTATGTAAACAATATGGACCATTTGATAAAATCAAAAATGAGCAAAAGATCTTTAATCCAATATTCAAGATAGATCTAATGAATCATATATATTGCTGGTTTGAAAATAATCACGATGTAAAAGGTTATAACATGGATTATTTAAGAGATTATTTCGGAATATCTTCAGAAAATTCACATGACGCCTTACAAGACGTTAAAGATACAGCAAATATACTGATAAAATTTCTAAAGCTACAGCGTAATCTATTAAAGAAAATCAAGTTTGAAAAAGCCTTTGCAAATAGCGAACTCTATATACAATAGACAATTAACATGAAAACATTTAACATAAATGATTTTGATGACGACGAGGTTTGGGATTTGATTTGTACTGGAAAAACCAAAGGAGTTTTTCAATTAGAATCTAATCTTGGACGACATTGGGCTAAACAGCTAAAACCTAGAAACCTATCAGAACTTGCAGCTTTGATTAGTTTAATTAGACCGGGATGTCTAAAGGCGTATGTAGATGGCAAATCTATGACGCAACATTATATTGATAGAAAACATGCCAAAGACCCAGTAACATATCCTCATGACTCATTGGAGTCAATTTTAAGTGAGACATATGGTGTATTGGTATATCAAGAACAATCCATGATGATTGCACAAAAACTAGCAGGATTTTCACTAAAAGAAGCGGATTCACTGCGTAAAGCGATTGGCAAGAAAAATGCAGCACTCATGAATGAAGTCAAAGAACAATTTATTCAAGGATCAGAAAAACTAAATATAGTCACGAAAGAGTCAGCAGAAGAAATTTTCTCTTGGATAGAAAAATCTAATAGATATGCATTTAATAAATCACATGCAGTCTCCTATGCTATCAATGCGTATTGGAGTGCGTATTGTAAAAAATGGAAACCACTAAGCTTCTATAAAACTTACCTAAATCATGCACATAGAAAGCCAGACTCACAAAAAGAAATAAAGGAATTAATCACTGATGCAAAATCAAACGATATAGATGTATATCCACCAAGGCTAGATAATCTATATACAGATTTCACAATCAAGAATGGTAAGATATTTTTTGGCTTAAATCATATTAAAAATGTTGGAGAAGCAGAGTGCAAAAAAATCCAAGAAATCAAATATAATCATGATATAACTAGATATACATGGCTAGATTGTTTGATAAATATTATTCATAGATACAACCTTAATAAGAGATCCGTTATAGCTTTAATATCTGCTGGAGCATTTAATGGTAAATATAATCTAGAACATAGAAAAAAGATGTTATATGAATATGATAGTTGGAAATTACTTTCTAATAGAGAGCAAGATCATATAGCTAATAATTATGCTGGTAAAAAATCACTACATGACTGTATAATAGACTTATTATCAACACTAAAAATAGTACAAAGTAGACAGCAAATCGTATTAGATATTAGTAATTCACTGAAAAATCCAATGTACAACTTGGAAGATTCAATCGTAACTATAGCCGAAGAAGAATCGAAATATTTTGGATGTTCTTTAACATGCAATAAGACAGATGCTTCTGACCAATTTCTTGCTGCTAATATGTGCAAAGATATATCCAATGGCTTGATAACAGGTAAGGCAAATATAGTAGTGAGTATTAACTCTGTTCGTCAATACAAAACAAAAAAGGGTAAAAATCCCGGTCAGATAATGGCTTTTTTGTGTGCTGAAGACAGTAGTGGAATGCTAGACTCTATTACCATTTTTCCAGAGACTTATTCAGAATATAAAGATTTATTGACAGAAGGCAATACAGTATATATTAATGGAGAAATCTCTAAAAAGGAAAACACATCATTAATTGTAAATAAAGTTACACAAGTTTGAGGATTATAGATCATATGAATAAGTGTCATTTTCTTGGTAGGTTTGTAGATACGCCACAATTGCAAACAAATGATTTTGCAAAATTCACTAGATTTCTTCTAGAAATAGAAGAATATAGAAAAGATAAAGATGGAAACAAGCGTAAAAGAAAAGATATATTAGAATTTGAAGCATGGGATAGTGCTGCAATAGCGATTACCACTCAATCAATGGCTAATGACTATATAGTAGTAGAGGCCGTAGCTAGAAAAGAAAATAATAATACTGTTTTTAGAATCACAACATTTAAAATATTTGTAAATCAAAATTGATATGAAAAAGAAAGTTTTATTCTTATCAGAAGCTCCGTGGTATAGCACTGGATATTCTGTATATGGAAATCAAGTCCTAAAAAGACTAGTACAAAATCCATCTTTAGATGTTGCACAAATAGCTATATACGCCTCTTCAGATGACCCACATGTCAAAGATTTTCCTTGGAAAATTTATGGCAATAAACCATCAAGTAATCATCCACAATATAAGACTTATCAAGTAAGTCCTAGCGCTCAATTTGGGGATTTTTCTTTTAATGAAGTATTATTAGATTTTAATCCACATTTTGTATTAGATATTAGGGATTGGTGGATGATTGAGTTTCAGCAAAGATCGCCGTTTAGAAATTTTTTCAAGTGGGCAATAATGCCAACTGTTGATGCTGAACCACAAAATAATCAATGGATTAATACATATGAATCAGCAGATGCTGTTTTTACATATTCAGAATTTGGTAGAGATGTACTATTAAATCAGTGTGATAATATTAAGTTTTTAGACATTGCATCTCCAGCAGCAAGTGAATGTTTTACTCCTGTTGCTAACAAGGCACAACATAAATCACAATGCGGTTTAAGACCAGATTCATTGATATTTGGCACCGTCATGCGTAATCAAAAAAGAAAACTTTATCCAGACTTGTTTGAATCATTTAGAGAATTTCTAAATCTATCAAATAGAAATGATGTATTTTTATATTGCCATACATATTATCCAGATATCGGATGGAATATACCAGAATTATTAGACACGTATTCTTTATCTAACAGGGTATTATTTACATACAAATGTAAAAAATGTGGTAAAATTACTACTGATTTTTTTCAAGATGCTATGCAGTTTTGTAAGTCGTGTGGTAATTTTACTAATGCGTTGGTTGGTATTGGCAATAGCATTACAGAAAAAGAATTAGCTAAAATCTATAATATATTTGATGTATATATACAATATGCAAATAGTGAGGGTTTTGGTATGCCGCAATTAGAAGCAGCATACTGTGGTTTACCAGTTGTTTCTATATATTATTCAGCAATGAAGTCTGTCATTGATAATATCGGAGGTATAGGTGTAAATCCAATTGCGTTTAGTAAAGAATGCGAAACCGGTTGCAATAGAGCTATTCCAAACAATCAAGAGTTTATTGATATATTATTAAGGCTATCAGAAAAAACTCAAGATGAATTAAAAAATATAGGTACTAGCGTATGCAATAAAGCAAGAAAAGCATATAGTTGGGACCAGACAGCAAATAAGTGGATGGACTATATATTAAATACAGAAATTATACCAGAGCATCTTTCTTGGAAATCACCATCAAAATTATTTAGTCCAGCACATGCTATTCCAGAACAGTTGACTACATCTTTAGATAAGGTTAATTTCATTTTTAATAACGTATTGGGAAAACCAGAATGGATTGGCGGATATCTTTGGAGAAGAGTATTAAGAGATTGTAGTTTTGGATATAGGTGTGAAAATCTTGAGCATGATTTTTACTTTAATGAATCGCATATACAATCATATAGTACTGTTAAACCATTTTCTATAGATGAAGCCATGAAAGAAATGACAAATTTTAGACTACAAATGAATCATTGGGAACAGGCCAGATTGGAAAAATTTAAAATATCATGAAAGTTTTATATATAGGTAACTATAGAGATGGTAGTGGCTGGTCTGATGCCTGTATTAACAATATTTTGGCAATGGACAAAATAGGTATTGATGTTGTGCCAAGATGTGTCTCGTATTCTGTGCAACATGGAAATCCACCAGAGAAGATTTTAGAACTAGAAAAAAAATCAAGTTATAATTGCGATATATGTATTCAGCATGTTTTACCAGATTCATATGTATATGATTCTACATATAAAAAAAATATAGGATTTTTAGCCGTAGAAAGCTCTAATTTTAAAGATACTGCATGGCAACATCATGCAAATTTATTAGATGAAATATGGGTGCCTAGTTTATATTCTAAGGCGGCATGTAGAAGAAGTGGTATTACTGTTCCTATTCATGTGGTTCCACATTCTTTAGATATAAATCAATATCTAAATGCACAATTTACAAAAAAAATTGTAGAATTAGAGAATACTTTTAATTTTCTATTTATTGGCGAGTTTATTGAAAGAAAGAATATATCAGCTTTAATAAAAGCATTTCATACTGAATTTGATATGACAGAGCCTGTCAATCTTATGATTAAAACATCTAGGCAGAACATTGACTATATCAATAATTATAGTGAATCAATAAAAAGAGGGCTTAAAATTAGAACCTCATATAAAAAAGAAATCATCATTTGTGGTAAGCTTAATAAAAATGATTATCTTTCTGTAATAAAACAGTGCCATTGTTTTGTAATGCCAAGTAGGGCAGAGGGATTTTGTATACCAGCTTTAGAAGCTATGGCCCTTGGATTACCAGTAATACATGCTAGTAATACTGGAATGGATGATTTTAGTTATGGCATAAAAGTAATGTCAAGAACTACACCATGCTTTGGGGCGGTTGATACAATTCCATTTTTGGACAATGCGCATAGTGATTGGTCAGAAATAGATATAAGATCTCTAATGATAGCTATGAGAAACTATTATATGAAATGGAATACAGTAGAAGCAAAAAATGATACACATAATGCCATAGAAAAAGCTAAGTTATATAGTCATCAGTCTGTTGGCACAACAATAAAGGATTTATTAAATGATTGCTAGTGCAATTCCAAAAAACATAAAAGCAATACTAAAACATCCACAGCGTGAAGATAAGCTAAATATTCTTACATTTACCACGCATGAAAGATATGAACAAAATTTATCAAAAACTGGTCATAATTTCTATGCTTTAAATTATGGCAAATCTTGGGATAAAGACTATGGAGTAATTCCAGAAAATTACAACATCATAAATGAAGTACCGCCATATTTAGACATAGATATAGTTTTATCACACACATCCTGTGATAGATTACAATATGCTCACGACACATTATCTAACACTAAAAATGCTGGATTGTCAATGTTGGCTATACCAATCCTAAGACATACACATGTTCTTCCAGATATAAGAATGGATGTAGAACAACAAAAATCTATATTTCAAA